GTTTACGGTTGCAAATAACCGCTTATATATAAGGACTGCTTCATAAGGAGGAAAAAAGTATGATTGAACCGACAGGATACACGGCGTTAGACCTTATAGGATTTACCGATAGGGGAGCATATGACCCTACCGCTAATTATGTAAAGAACGACATAGTTACGGTAGGAAATACAAAGTGGCGTTGTAAGATTGACGATACCACAGGGGTAACGCCTGCCGAAAACGCAAACTGGACTATATACTTAGAGTCCGCAACAAGCCTTGCAGGTATGGATGATACGGACATAACAAGCCCTAAAGAATATGATATTCTCATGCACAATGGTACAGAATGGGAGAATAGTGATGTTTTAAAAGAGCAGGAAGTTATAGCAAGCAAAAACTTGTTGCACAATGATGCCATTACTTGCGATAAAGATGGTATACATTTTGAAGTTAATCCCGATGGTACTGTTTTGGCTAATAGGACAGGTGCTTCTACAGGTACGGTAACACTTGGTATAGGTCGCTTATCAAGTGAATATATTGGAAAGACTGTTAAAGCGGTTGGATGCCCAGCAGGTGGTAGTGCTACAACTTATGAGTTTTCCGATAACGGTGGAGTAAACAGAGATAGGGGTGATGGCGTAACATTTACATACAATAATGAGTATTTTCAGATAGCCATAAGACAGACAGAACCTTGTAATAATGTGCTCTTTAAGCCCATGATAACCGAAGATACAGACGCAACATACAATGATTATGAGAAGTACTGGAAAGCATTAAAGGATGCTATGTATACACAGGCTCAGAACGATATACTTGGTTCTAAAAATGTTGCGGTTGGTGCTTTTCATAATGGTACTGAAAACGGTATTACTTGGACGGTGGATAGTGACAACGTGGTTACTATAACTTCAAGTACAGGTAGTGTAGGACCTGCAAATATAACCTCAGATGAGTTTATATTACCCAAAGGTACGTGGATTTTATCTAAAAATCCAATTCAAATAACAGGTATAAGGATTGCTTTATTAGTAAGCGGTTCGGCAGTAGCAATAACTTATAATGAAGAAGTTGCTTATTATGCTTCATCAGATACTAAATGCAGAATTAGGTTGTATGTACCCAGTACTACAGGTGCATTAAATGTAAAGTTTTATCCGATGATAAGACCCTCTATCGTCAAAGATAATTCATATGCGCCGCCTGCAAAGACTAATAGGGAGTTGACGAAAGATGTAAAAGGATTACTTGCTACAAATATGGATGCAAGTGTCGATATTAGGTCATATACTACATTAAATAAGTATACAGCACCTAAAGACGGATATCTTATGGTATCACCTGCTACGAGTAGTTATGTATATGTCGGAAGTTCAGATGCGTATATAAGTGGTACTTCATCTATGTCTATTGTGGTTTTTGTTCGTAAAGGTATACAGATATGGTGTAGTGCGACACAACCATCTATCGCAAAGTTCATTGGATTGAGTTAATTAGTAATCACATAACACATTAAGGAGGAAAAAACATGGGATACAGATTATTTGAGGTAGTAAAAAAGAGTGACAAGGAAACACAGAGAATATACCCGACAGACCTTAAGACTTCATCAGAGTCACTTACAGAGGTTGCGGCTCAGTTTGAAAAGGGGTTAGGAAATGCCATGAAAGCAACGGACGAGCAGGCGCACTCTTTCCTTATACTGGATAACACAGGCGAAATAGCGCATGATGATAACGGTAATTCATACATTGCTTTTGTAGGTGATGGAACACTTGAACCTAGACTTTGGGAGGTTAAGGAATATTTCGATGAAGATACGCAGGCATGGGTTAACGAGGCTATCCCTCATCATTACGAGACAGATAAACTTGTCGAGGCTAACTACCATATATTCCTTGGTAATGCAATGCTTAACACTAATGTCAAAGCGGAAATGTTGAGAAGTATAGACGAAAAGGGTATGACGGCAGGTAAGTATTGTTACTGGGTAAGAATTGATGAAAAACCGCCTGTAACCGAGCCTACACCAGTAGAACCCACAGAGGGTTAAGCAATCTTCTTTTGAATACACAGGGGCTATGGGCGTAAAAGCTCATAGTCCTGTTTCGCAGGTGATATCATGGGGTTTGGTTATACTATAGGCAGATTTTGGTTTTCGTTATTTCATTATGAGGCTTTTTGTGGTATATGGTTCTCACTTGGGTATGATAAAAATACAGAAGATGCCATAGTTCTACAGATACAGTTTATGTGGTTACAGTTGATTATAGGTTTTGATTTATGATTAAAGCAATAGTTATAGGCTTTTCAATTATAGGCATCATCATCTTCGCGGTTTTGGCTCTTTATGCCGTTCTGTCTATCTATATCGCTAGAGGGTTTATGAATGATGATGACAAGCATTGAGGGAGGTATATATGACAAAATCATGGTGGAAGTACGCAGGAATTAGAGCACTTAAAACAGTATGTCAGACAATCGTTGCCGTGATCGGCACATCAGCTTTTTTATCAGAAGTTAATTGGCTTCAGGTTGCATCAGCATCAATCCTTGCTGGCCTGTTATCCTTACTCACAAGCGTTGCCGGATTGCCCGAGGTTAAGGAGGGTGCTGATGAGTGATGTTGTCATAGTTGCCTTGATATCCTTGCTTGGTACACTGTTTGGTACGTTTGGTGGTATTCTGACAAGCAATAAGTTGACCGTATACCGAATCGCACAACTTGAGGAGCAAGTGAAGAAGCACAACAACGTGGTCGAGCGTGTATACCGCTTGGAAGATAATGACAAGCTATTGGAAGAGAAGATCAAGATGGCAAATAATAGAATCGCTGATCTTGAGCATTGCCACGCATAAAGGGGAGAAGATATGCCAAGCAATCAACAGTGTAAAGATTTTATTGCAAAAATAGCACCAATCATACAGAAGGAAGCCAAGGCAAGGGGCTATCAGGTATGTTCACCTGTTATAGCACAGGCTTGTTGTGAAAGTCGGTATGGATTTTCAGGACTTGCAAAGTATCACAACTACTTCGGCCTTAAGTGCGGATCATCATGGAAGGGTGCCAGCGTCAATATGGCAACCAAGGAAGAGTATACAGTAGGTACTTTGACTTCTATCCGGGATAACTTCAGATCCTATTCCGATATGGAAGAAGGTGTCAAGGGATATTACGACTTCATATCCACCAAGCGATATGCCAATCTGAAAAGCGCAACCACTCCGAGAGAGTACCTTGAACGGATCAAAGCAGATGGCTATGCGACATCATCCACCTATGTCAATACCAATATGAACTACATCCTGAAGCATGACCTGACAAAGTGGGATGACTTTAATCATGAGAATGTAAACACAACCACAATGGCACCGGCTGATATGCCAGTGCTTAAAATGGGATCCAAGGGGGATTTTGTTGTTATTGCTCAAGGTAGACTTGTTGTGGCTGGATATGATATAGTTGTTGACGGTGTGTTCGGTCCGAAAACCAAGCAAGCGGTGATTGAGTTCCAAAAGGATCATGACCTTGTAGCTGATGGCATCATAGGTCGCAAAACTTGGGAAAAGTTGAAATAATTGTACATGGATTGTACATGGACAAATAAAAACCGCATAAAATAGCCATTTATACGCTATATATCGTGGGTTCGATTCCCACGTGGCTCATAGAATTAAAACCTCGGAATTGCTTGATTTTACGGCATTCTCCGAGGTTTATTTTTTCCTCCGTGTACAAAATATGTACAACGTATTTATCATATGTATAGAATATTGTACATGAAAATTGTACACGAATTGTCCACGACTTATTCGGTCAATGATGCTATGTCAGATGCCATATTCTGCTTTGCAGTTTGGATGTCAAGAGCGTGTTGATAGACAGACCGCATCACTTGATTGGTTTTCCATCCACCAGCGCTCATGATCTGCTGGTCAGAATATCCCTGATCGTGCATATAAGATGCAAAGAAGTGACGCATTTTGTGTAGAGGGAAGTGCGGAATATCTAAATCAGATTGAGCCTTGTCTAATAAATCACGCAGATATCCGACAGAGCGTCTATATATAAAGCCCTGTTTGCGGATTTTGTCGGAAAGTTCATCTGATATGATGACTTCTCTTGTTGAATTGGTTGTTTTTGTTGTTTTTGTTATCCATTCTCCGGCAAGAGCTTCAACCTTGGCTTTGTTTATGGTCAGAGTGTTCCTGGATAGGTCATCAAGCGTCAATGCCATCAGTTCTGATCTACGTAGTCCATAGAGCGTCAATAATATGGCTACTTCATACTCGGTATCCTTGAAATAGTCCACAATGCGTTTTATATCGTTTTTAGACGGAATATAGGCCGTAGAGCGCTCTTTTGTGGGCAAGGTAGGCGATTGTATATTAAGACCAACAAAACGTGCCACAGAGGTCAAAAATCCACTATAATTCGATACGGACTTTGCAGAGTGGTTTTGTGCATATCGGTTGACTTCGTTCTGAAGCATAGGCAGCGTTAGATCTTCCATCTTTATATCCATAAAACCATCATCAATCTGCTTAAGTATAGAAGTATAGCCTTTTATGGTGGAAGGGCTTAATACATTGCTTTTACTGTCCATATATCCCTTCACGCACTGTCTCACTGTACCACTCATGGATAGTGTCGGCTTATCCTTCAGGCATGATGCAATAGCCTTCTCACATTCTGATTGATTAGGCTTATGGTCAAATGTCCGGGTATACAGTTTTCCGTCTACCATCTTACGCAAGCGGTAGTGTCCTGATGGGAGTTTTTCAAGACTCATTTTGATAACCTCTCATTATATGCCAAAAGACGCTTGATGACATCTTGTGTGGCTTGGTCGGCTTCATGATATAACTCTATAAGCACTATATCTTCCCGTGTTACCGGGCTGACAAAAAAGAAGTCTGTGACATCACATCCGAATGTTTCAGCAAACTTCTTAATCGTGCTTTGGTTTACATCATTGACATTCTTTTCAATCTTGCTGATGGCTGTCTTATCCGCATATCCCATCTTTTGTGCAAGTTCTTCTTGTGTCCATCCTCTTGCTACTCTTAATTCTTTTATCTTATCACCTATCATTGTGTGTTCCTCCTTTCACTTATATATTAGCGATTTATGGCTATAAAATCAACTTTTATTTATTTTTCTATAAATTGTGGTTGACAAAATATCAACTATACGATATATTGATGAAGTAGATAAAAAATCTACCAAAACAAAAGGAAGGAGAGAACGTAGATGACGAATACGGAAATGTTAGAAGCCAAAATCACTGCATCAGGGCGAACAAAAAAGTATCTTGCCGATCAGTTAGGCATCACGTATCAGGGCTTTTATCTGAAACTTATCGGTAAAAATGAGTTTATTGCATCCGAGATCCAGAAGCTCACAAAGCTACTTGATATACCTGATAAGGAAGTGAAGGCTATTTTTTTTGCCGGTTAAGTGGATAAATAATCTACGGATGTACAGAAAAATGGCAAAAGTCACATTACTACCTGAAGATCGCAAGACCGAAGATGCACTGATCTATCTAGATGGAATGATGAACATCAGGAAGATCACAAAGGATCAGATGGCAAAAGAGCTGAACATCTCACGCATGACGCTATACAACAGGATGCGGACAGGAACACTCACATACAAGGACTTGCTTCTGATGTTCGACTTGCTGGATGTACCACAGGATAAGCGGTCAGAACTACTCACATTATAGGAAGGGAGAGCAAATGAAACACACCACAGGATTTATCTTATTTATCATCGGTTGCGGTGGGCTATCGGAAGCCTACGGAAAACCAACACAAATACTCATATCAATCATTCTTGCTACATTAGGCGGTCTGATTCTATTCCATGAGGTAACACATGAAAAAGTACATATTGATAAGCGCACTGGTAGCGGCAACATTCTTGACAGGTTATTCTACTTGCACTGATCCCGAGCCACCAATGCCACGGATGCACGCTACAGCCTATTGTCTACAAGGTAAGACTTACACAGGTCATCAAGTGCACAAGGGCATAGCGGCCACAGGTGATAAGAGCTTACTTGGTAAGATCGTGATTGTCTATCAGAGGTTGCCAGATGGGAGCATGGGAGACTATATCGGGTTGTACGAAATACTCGACACTGGCTGTAAGCAAGGTGTGCTTGATATTTGGTGTGAGGATTTAGATGCTTGCCAAGACTTCATGGATACGGTGTACAAGAACGGTGCAAAAGGGCGTGTGTATTGTTTTTTTAAGAATGCGGAGGGATAGAGAATGATAACAGTAACAAACCAAATCAGCAAAGAGGAATACGAAAAAGCACAAAAAGATGGTGCTATGAGCCTGATAACAAGTCCGGCATTGCTTAACGGATATGGTGTATACGGTGCGGAAGTGTTCAAGGACAGTTTGGGAAATTGCTTTTTGACTTACAGAAGGGGGGAGACTTGTGATTGAAGATTATTATTTCTTTTGGTTTAAGAAAAAATGGCTTGAGGTGACAAACAGATTGAAGGCGCTTGGGTATGACTATTCGCAGATAAGAATTGTAGAGAGGAGATGAAAGATGGCAAAGAAGATGGTTGATAATTGCGTCCAGTGCGGATTGCCGTGTCGAGGATCCTTATGTTCGAATAACTCGGTGTCACCACAGTATACGTGTGATGAATGCAAGGATGAGTTTGAGCCGGAAGAACTATTCGACTTTGACGGTAATATGTTTTGCAAGGATTGCTTGCTGGAACAGTTTAAGACGGTCAAACAGATGGAAGAACTTAATGGTGAAAACTACTACGGATGAAGGGAGGTGAAAGCATGAGCATGAGTCCGATGGAACTTGAAGAAATCCAAGATAAAGTTCGTGGAATGTCACAAGAACAATTACAAGGTGCACTGACAATGGTGCCGTACAAGATGATGGTTGATGAGCTGACATACAGATATGAGCGACTTCTCAATCATTACGCTAGAAATGCGGAAGAGGTAGCAGCCATGGTTGACATACTACCTCAGTGAAACACACACAAATAGTATATCAAAGGAAGGAGAAAAATTCAAATGAGTTTACCAGTATTGGTTATAGGTAGAAGCGGATCCGGCAAAACATATTCAATCAAAAACTTCAAGCCGGATGAAGTCGGTGTTATATCTGTTGAAAAGGGCAGATTGCCATTCAAGTCAGATATTAAGACCGTCAAAGTACCACCGTTTACGAATGTTGAAGGTCTGAATGATTATGCAGCTATAAATGCAGCCAAGTATTCATGGATTCATCAGATTATCGAGAAAAGCAAGGCGAAATCAATAGTGATTGATGATAGCCAGTACTTACTTGTCAATGAGCTTTTCGATAGATCAGCCGAAAAAGGGTACGACAAGTTCACAGGCATGGCGGCTAACTTCAGAAATCTGATCCACGGTATCAATGAGATGGATGATGATGACAAGATTGTATACTTCCTTCATCATTCAGAACTTGACACAGATGGCCGTGAAAAGGTCAAGACCATAGGCAAGATGCTGGATGAGAAGCTGACCATTGAAGGGTGCTTTGATATCGTGCTCTATTGTCAGGATCACAAATTCTATACACAGGCCAATGGTCAGAGCACGGCGAAAAGCCCGGAAGATATGTTTGAGTTGGAGATACCCAATGATCTCAAGGCAGTTGATACCGCTATCAGACAGTATTATGGGATGAAATGAGGTTAAAAGATGAAAATGACACAAAAGGAATCGAGAATCCTTAATTCATTTTGCGATTACTATGATGAACTTGTGGATAGCCATTTGACAGAAGGATGTTTAGGTGTCACAGATCAGCGAGAGGTTGATGCCATAAACGTAGGAATTGCAACTGTACTCACAATCAATAAGTTATTAGAGGAGGAAAGAATAATATGAAGCAGTTTGGTGGTTTTGAAGATGCACAGAAGGCGGCAAGGTACACAGGATCAGCAAAGTTACCTTCCGGGGCTTATGTAGCCAAGATCATGAATGTCAGATATGTAGCCGGAGAGAACGGAAATTCTGACAGAATCGACATTCAGTTTGATATAGCTGAAGGCGATTACAAAGGCTTTTTCAAGAAGCAGTATGACGAGAACACACAGGAAGATAAGAAGTGGAAGGGCAAATCTTCTGTATATGTTCCCAAGGATGATGGATCCGAGAAGGATAACTGGACAAAAAACACTTTTGCCAAGTGGACTAATGCCCTTGAAGATTCCAATAACAAGTATAAGTGGGATTGGGATGAATCCAAGTGGAAGGGCTTAAGCATTGGCCTGATGTTTGCTGAAACAGGCAACGTAATAGAAGGCAAGGAATGTGTATATACAGAGGTTAGATATCCCATGTCAGTGGAAGATACCAAGAAGCCCGATCTGAAGATACCTGACATCAAGAAGAGGAATGGATACACAGGCAACAAGGCCAGCGCTCCGACCGATAACAGCTTTATGACCATTCCTGATGGCATAGAGGAAGAGATACCCTTCTGATGGATAATTTCACGATACAGAATTGCCTAGATTCTATGTCGGTGCTTGCGGACACTAGAGAGCAACCGTCTGACAGATCAGAGCAGAGGCTTGCTTCTCTAGGTGTTCCATACAAGCGTCAAAAGTTGGAATATGGCGATTATACCTACAATTTCACACTTCCGAATGGTAAGTTACTATTCACGGATGAGAAGTCAGTATGTGGTCATGCAGTGATTGAACGTAAAATGAATCTTGAAGAATTATCACAGTGCTTCTGTCAGAGCCGTGACAGGTTTATCCGGGAGTTTGAGCGCATCAAAGCGAATGATGCTTCTGTATATCTTCTTATTGAAGATGGAAACATTGAGAAGCTGATGCACGGTAGGTACAAAACCAAATTCAATAAAGACGCATACTTGGCAAGTATAACCGCATGGATGGCTAGATATGACTGCAAAGTGGTGTTCTGTCCACATGAAATATCAGGGCGATTGATAAAGGAAATTCTGTATAGAGAACTTAAAGAAAGATTGGAGCGTGGAGTATATGGCTAAAGGAACATACATATATCTTGACAGAGGAATCCTTGACCACTGGACATACAAAGATAAGCCATTCAATAGAAGTATGGCATGGATAGACCTTCTACTTATAGCCGATCATACAACACATACATCAATGTGGAGAGGTAAGCCCACACAGTTCAAACGTGGTGATGTCAATTTGAGTATTACGCAACTTGCGGAAAGATGGGGTTGGACACGCAATAAAACAAGACGCTTCATTTTGGCACTAGAATCGGACGGTATGGTGAACACAAAACGGACACCTGAACGGACAGTGATAAGCATAGTAAAATACGGCGATTACCAAGATAAGCGGACACCAAAACGGACACCAAATGACACACCGAAACGGACATCAGATGGGACATCAGATGGGACATACCTAAGTAATAATAAAGTAATAAATAAGGAATATAAGGAAAAGGCTTCGCCAGCTTCTGAAGAAGAGTTCATTGATTATGATGAAATGAGTTGGTTTGACAGGTTGGAGGATGATCGTGATAAGGAGTGAATATTATCAACCAAGTAAAGAAGATATATTGCGGTTTGCATCCTTTACCGGGATAAGGCATAAGGTTAAGCGTGATGAAGTCACTTTTGAGTATTGTCCATATTGTAAGAGCAATTCTAAAGACAAAGAAACATTTTCCATCAATTTGAATACTGGTAAGTTCCATTGCTTCAGAGCTTCTTGTGGAGTGTCGGGCAATATGATAACGCTTTCAAAGGATTTTAACTTTCAGTTATCAGAAGATGTAGATAGATATATCAATCGCAATTATTTTGATGATCGGTTTAGAAAATTCAAATCAGACCATATTGAAAGTAAGGATCCAGCGATTAGATATTTGAAAAACAGAGGAATATCAGAAAGTACTTGCCGAAAGTATGAAATAACCACCAAAGCAGATGATGATAATGTGCTGGTGTTTCCGTTCAAGGATCAAGACGGTGAAATGCGATTCATCAAATATAGAAATATGACATTCAAAAAAGGTGATCCCGGCTCAAAAGAATGGTGCGAAAAGGATTGTATGCCGATTCTGTTTGGAATAGCTCAATGCAATACAAATAACAAGACATTGATTATCACGGAAGGTCAAATTGATAGTTTGTCGGTGGCAGAAGTCGGATTCGATAATGCCGTATCAGTTCCAACAGGTGCAAAAGGTACAACATGGATCCCACATTGCTATGACTGGATGCTTAAAAACTTCAATGAAATAGTTATTTTTGGTGACTATGAAAATAATATGATTACTCTTTCGGACATGATCGGCAACAGATTCAAGCGATCAATGAATGTCAGAGTGGTCAGAAAAGAAGATTATCAAGGGTGCAAAGATGCAAATGAGCTACTTAATACAAAAGGCAAACAGGCAGTTGCAGATGCAATCAATAATGCACAAGCAATGCTCAATTCAAGAGTTAAAGACATGGCTGATGTGGAGTATGTCGATTTGAGCAAAAAGCCAAAGGTCAAGACATTGTATTCCAAATTAGATGATTTACTCAAAGGTGGAATGATGATGGGGCAAGTCGTACTTGTTACCGGGAAGAGAGGAAACGGAAAAAGCACTTTTGCAAGTCAACTTGTATGTTCAGCACTTTCACAGAATTATAACAGTTTTATGTATTCAGGAGAGTTGCCGGATTATTGGGTTAAGAGTTGGATAGATGGTCAAATATATGGCAATCAAAATCTCACAAATTCACAGATCAAAGAGTGTGAGGATTGGTACAGAGGTAGGTTATTCATATATAGCAATGAAATCATTGACAATGATGAGACGGATGATCTGCTTGAAGCGTTGACAGACACCATCATCAAAAAGGATATCAAATTCGCAGTTTTGGATAATCTTATGACCGCTATTGATGCTGGTACAAATGAGGCACTATACAGAAAGCAGAGTGAGTTTGTTGGAAAGCTGGCCAAGATTGCCAAGGCTTATGAGATGGTGATTGTACTTGTAGCACATCCGAGAAAGTCAAAAGCAGAGTTTGACAATGATGATGTGTCAGGATCAGCGGATATAACAAACCGAGTTGATGTAGTCATGAGCTATGACAAAGATAATCAACGTGGTGATGACATCAGGATGCTTAAGGTTACAAAAAACAGAATATCCGGCAAATTGGATTCTTACACAATGTACTACTCGGATATGAGTAAACGCATATCAGATATTGAAGGCATATTCGGTTGGGATTATTTGCCTCATAATGACCAAATAACCAAGGCTAACAAATCAGAATTACCTGATGAAATACCGTTCTGACGGAAGGGAGAAGTACACATGGACAAAGAAGCAAATAGAGTAATAAACGAAATATGGAAGTTTTTGAAGAAATATATGCCAATATGCACATCCCCTGATGAATCCGTATGGGATGCCATCAGAGACGATTGCACAAGGATATATAACAGTACCGAGGATATGCCGGAGTACTTCCGTGAAATGACAAGCAAGATGATAGTTGCAGCGGCTGATCTATTGGAAGGCATATACAGAGAGGAGCATAAGCATGAAAGCAAACGTTGATTTATTGGATTTATATAAGACAAATAAGCGGTTCAAGACATACGTGGATAAGTACGCAACGAAACACAATAAGTTATTCCCGGAAGATTGCTTCTTTGATGCGGTGGTAATCAGCTATGCGGAATACGTGCGAGGACTACCCCATGATTAAGAAGCCCCTTACCAAAAAGGACAAGAAACACAATCAACAGGCTTTCTATACATATGCCGCAAATAAGACAGATATTGTTGACTGGCGTGATGCCAATGCCCGGATATGTTTTCAGAGGAAGCCGTGGTACATGATTCAGGAGGAGAATGAGGATGGAAGAGAAAAATATACAGACTATTCCTCAGATTATTGAGGAAGTAAAGATGGAAATATGTGACAAGTATTGCAAGTATCCGAATGAGATCAAGGATGATGAAGAGCTGTATGACATTTGCGGTAAGTGCCCGCTTGGGAGGTTGGGATGATAGCACATTGTTTATTTGAACAATCCGGTACATTCAAGAATGAGTTTAAGAAGCTTGGAATCGAAGCTTATGACTATGACATACTAAATAACTACGGAGAAACAGATTATCAGATAGACCTCTTTGCAGAGATTGAGGGGGGGGTACAAAGGAGAACCGTCTATCTTTGACAAGATAACAAAGGATGATTTGATACTTGCGTTTTTTCCTTGCATCAGATTTGAAAATCAGATAATGCTGTTTTTTCGAGGACAAGCAGCACAACAAAAAGAATGGACTTTAGAGCAGAAAATGACGTATGACATGGACTTGTTGGATGAAGTGAATACTATGTACAAATACGTCAACTATATGTTTATTGTTTGCATGAGAAAAGACTTGAAACTGATAATGGAAAACCCATTCAGCGAGGAACACTTTTTAAGGCGCTATTGGTGCTATCTCCCATCAATTATTGATCGAGATCGGAGAGAGAACGGTGATTATTATAAAAAGCCTACTCAGTATTGGTTTCTGAATTGTGAGCCAAAAAATAATTTGTTGTGGGAGGCATTGCCATATAACGCTATTGATTGCAAGGATGCAATAAGGCTTATGAATAAATGTGACTACGAAAAAACAGGAGCAAAAACAAAAAAGGAAGCAAGATCTATGATTCATCCTGATTATGCGAATAGGTTTATCCGGCAATACTTGATTGAAGATGGAGGAACGATATAGAAAGGAGAAGCAGAATGAGAAGAACAGTAGAGGTTAATTATATTGAATATTGGGTGATTAGAGTAATCAAAGACACAAAAATAAGCAAGACAGTTGTTAAGGAGGTTGAATACGCAACACCACCAACAGAGCAGGACGTTATTGATGTACTACTTTACTGCGACAAGGATGAGTTTATTTCAGTTGCTCATAATTACAGGATGGATAGATAAAGGAGAAGTCGAATGACTAACCAAGACGCAATAGACAAAATGGAGTTTTGCAAACGAGCATACCAGAGGATGATAGATGAAAACTCACAGGAAGGAGTATTTGTTGGCAAAGGTTTCGAGGGTAAATGGAAAGCCGATACACCATTATACAAAGCCTATGAAGATATGAGAGATGCTTGCGATATGTCAATCAAAGCCCTTGAAAACATTGGACACTTGACCGACAGACCGTGTTCTGTGTGCGAGTTTCACAAAGAGAACGGATGTTGCAAATGGGATTGTGTGTTTGATAGTAAAAAGGCACTAGAGCAAGAGCCAAGTGGTGATGTGATAAGCAGACAGGCGGTATTAAACACATTAGATAGAATGGATAAGGCACTTGATACTGATAGGACGGTAGAGAGTTACAAGGAATTGTTGACCGAGTGTTATAAGGATTTGCCACCCGCCAATCCGCAAGAGCCAAAGACAGGACATTGGATATTAGCAGACGAACAGAATAAAGAAGATGTTGAGAATGACAACTACCGCTTTATATGTTCAGAGTGCCAATGCTCTGATACTCACTCAAAGGGTACAATAGTACCTTATTGTTGGAAATGTGGTACGAAGATGGTTGAGCCACAGGAAAGTGAGGATAAGGAATGACAGTTAAAGAGATTCCTGTAAATATAAGATGTTTGGAATATAGGCAGGATAAAGCCGATACGGATTACGGCTCATGCCTTTATGCGAGATTTTATTTCAATCTTGATAAGTATGAATTAAACATTATATCGGATGTTGGAAATTATGCTTATCAATGGGGAGCATCAGAGCATGAGAGTTTTTTGGAACTCATGGCACGAATAACAGACGATTATCTTTTGGGTAAATTGTGTGGAAGTCCAAAGGAGTTTGATTATGAAGCCACAAAAGAACATTTTTATGACTATGCAGATGACGAGGATGATAAAAAGCATCTTGACGAAATCTTTGAGGAAATCGAGTGTAAGTACATCCCCGACAACGGAGAAACCTTTATAGAACTGTTTGAGCAGGAAAATGACGGATGGTGGTGTGATGTGTGGGAATATCCCATATATAAGTACACGCCATGGCAGACAAAGATAGTAAGCGTGTTTAAGAACCATATTCAGCCTGTTATAAGAAAAATGGTTAAGGCAGAAAGTGAGGATAAGGAATGACATATTCATTACAGATAGGCAAGTACAAAATGATTTTTTCTGATAGCAATTTCAAGCCGTATCGTAAGAAACCGACTATATCAATCTATGATGCAGAGTTAAACATTGAACAGAAGATAGCATCGTTCAATAGTCAAGATACGTTTGAGTGGTTTGTCCGTGAATGTATTAAGCCATATTGCAGAGAAAGTGAGGAATAAAATGGCAGATATAGCACTGGTTATTAAGATACCCGAGGAAAAATATAACTACGTAAAAAGGCAAGTAGCAGAAGGGATTGACAACCCTTTGAAAGTGTATATTGCAAACGGCATACCGTACGAAACCGTTACCGAGTTCGCAGACCGTTGCAGAGAGTGCGGAAGGGAAAAGGTGCTTGACAAGATAAGAGCAGAGATTGATAAGGAATTATTTACTTATTCACAAGAAGTAGAAAATATGGGAGATTCAGCACAAAAGATAAGAATATCATTGGGAATTGTTAGAAAGATTATCGACAAGTACAGGAAGGAGCAGGAATGAGCATAACAATATCAATCATACTTTCATTCATGGCTGGTGGCATCATAGGCTTCCTAGTGTGCGCACTCTTAAGCGTTAATGATCGGAGGGATGACGCATGATCTATTTGTTAATGTGTGGTGGCTCATATCCACACTGGCAAGAGCCTAAACACCTTCAGAAAATCCACGGAGAGCCGATTGTAGCACGCACGATCCGACTACTCCGTGAAAACGGCATTGAAAATATTGCAATAACAAGCAATGATGAACGATTCAAACAGTTTGGTGTACCTGTCTTGGAGCACAACAACACATATGTCTATGGGAAAGTCCATACATGGTTAGATGCCTTTTATCCACTAGACAGGGCGGTGTGCTACATATTCGGTGATGTGGTATTCAGCCCGGAAGCGATCAAGACCATAGTTGAATATCAGACAGACAGCATCATGTTCTTTGGATCTTCCGAGCCGGTGCCGGAAAATTATCCAAAGGAATGGGCTGAGCCGTTTGCATTCAAGGTCATGGATCAGCAACTATTTAGAGCAGCTATTGAACTAACAAAGCACTACGGCAAGTTGGGAAAATTTCACCGAGAGCCTGTTTCTTGGGAGCTATGGCAAGTCATTCAGGGCACGCCACTTGATGTCATAGACTTTACGAACTACGTAGCCATAAATGACTACACCTGTGATATAGATGAACCTGAAGATATAGAGCTGATGGAGAGGTTAGTAGAATGAAGTTATCAATAATCATACCGTACTACAATATACTACGTGAATACACTGAAGAGCTGCTTGATTGTTTGGACAAGCAGATAGATCCCTTGGGCGATACGGTGACAATGAATCCTGATGTTGAGGTTATTCTGATAGATGATGGAAGCAAGACACCATACAAACCATCATATTATCCGTGGCTTAAAGTCATCCGTCAGAAGAATAAGGGTGCTGGTGCAACACGTAACAAAGGCATAGATAAATCCAAGGGCGATTATATCACCTTCATTGATGCTGATGACATGGTATCACCGAATTACATTGACAAGATACTTGAACAGATTGACCGGGGATTTGATGTCTGTGACATGAGCTGGAAGAGCTTGACGCTTAACGGTGTGCAATTCAATTACAAGCTGAAGTCTGACACTGACCGCTTAAGCAATCCGAGCGTATGTACTAGAGTATTCAATCGTTCATATATCGGAACAATACGCTTCAGTGAGGTTAAGGATGCAGCAGAGGATGAGGACTTCTCACGCAGACTTGGTTATCTGTCAGACACTCACAATCATACTGCAATCACCGACTATATGTACTTCTACCGCACTGAAGTGTCTGATTCCAATACCAAGACATTCAAGCAAGGCTTACGCAAGACAAAACGCATTGTATACTACTTCAATCACTTCCGTGCTGATATGCTGGATGAATTGGAGCAGATCAAGAAGGATGATGAGCTGAATGAAGTCATATTATTGACCAACAAGTGCGACATGGAAGAGGTTAAGCGCTATGCACAAGTATACACGCCTACTCGGATATGGACACATTACTTGAAGGGTGAGCCGTACAACAATATTGAAATCATAGCACCACCGTATCAGACGCAAGTAGTCTTATACATCAATCAGACCAACATCATAGGTGGCATTGAAACGTTCATCCTTAACTTTGCAAAGATTATGTCCAAATTCTATGACATAACATTCGTGGTCAATGTTTGTCTTGATACGTTAGTGGCAAAGATAGCACAGTACATCCGGGTGATAAAAGGACAGCCTAACAAGACTATCATATGCGATACCTTAATCATGCTCAGGATCTTGGACACCAAGCCGGAGAACATCAAGGCAAAGCAATCAATCCAGATGTGTCATGCTTGCCGTACTAATCCACAATGGCATATACCACAGGATTCGGACTATATTGTCAATGTATCAGAGTCAAGTAAGGCATCATTCGGAGAGGAATCAAAAGATGCGGTGGTTATCCACAACCTCATTGATGTTAAGCCACGCAAAACACTCTTCCTGATGTCGGCCACAAGGATGCCAGCACCTGACAAGGGGCAATATGAAATTCGCATCCGCAGATTGTGTGAGATGTTGGATGCAGCAGACATACCCTTTATATGGCTTAACTTCTCGGAAGGTAAGCTATCTGATGCACCAATCGGATTTTATAATGTGGGCTTATCGGACTGCATACAAGACTATATGCAAAAAGCTGATTACATTGTGCAATTATCCGACTCAGAAGCGTTTAGTTATACCATCTTAGAGGCGCTTACAATCAACAAGCCTGTGATTGTTACACCGTTTCCGTCAACGGCTGATATGGGCATAAAAAGTGGCATAAATGGGTATATTGTACCATTCAACATGGACTTTGATGTCAAGATGCTTTTAGACATTCCGCAGTTCGAGTATGAGTATGATGTGGAGAAGATCGCAGACCAGTGGAAGAAGTTGCTTGGAAAGTCTAGCCCGGAGAATGATTATCATCCTCAGCCTATGGTTATGGTACGTGTAACACAGACATACAGAGATATAGCCATGAATCTAGAACTGAAGCGTGGACTTATCTTGAATATGACTAAGGAAAGAGCTGAGACAGTAGCAAAGCGTGGCTTTCTTGAAATATTGGGAGGTTGATATGGCAAAGTACAGAGATTTATCACCAAAAAACAAATATTACATACCAAAAGAGGACTATCTAACAGCTATCCACTACTCATTACGCTATCCATTATGGCTTGCAGAAGTAGAGGATGCTAGAGATACATCAACGGCAATACGCTATGACAAAGACAAGGTACAGACTTCACCGAATGGTGACATGATATACAATGCCGCCACACGTGCGATTGAGTTATCGAAGAAGGTAGACATGATCGACAGCCTTATTGCTCAATGTGCAAAGCAACAATCAATGGAATACTTCTTGAGGTTGGGTGTGTGTTATGGCCTTACGTTTGACCAACTTAAGCAACGTGATATGCCGTATGAGCGTACAGCGTACTATCAGATGCGACAGAGATACTATTATGAGTTAAGTCGCTTGATATAAAGTGCGATACTCAGAGGACAATAAATCGTGTTATTATGTTAATGGGTTTGAATTGTTAAGCATTCAATAATCCTCGTATGAATCCAAATATGATCGACAGAGCGCATTCATCACAATGGTGGTGGGTGCGTTTTGTATTGGAATAATAATGGCTACTAATCCAAGATATAGTAATGGCAACTACAGACGCAAAGCCCGGGCACGATTTAAGGCCATGGGTGCACCTTGCGGAATATGCAACGGTAGACTTGGCGAGATCCACTATGATGAGCCGAGTGATTATAAGCATCCGTTATCATTCGTTATTGATGAGATACGGCCTGTGTCACGCTGGAAGGAGTTTGGTTATTCTTCACCAGAAGCAGCGTGCAAAGATTGGAACAACCTACAGGCAGCACACTATTGTTGCAATCAATCAAAGTCCAATAAGGTGTCCACAGACAGAGTTGTTATGAGAATAAAGGCTAATGTCGTTCAGGATGGTGAGTGGTAGACGCTTTGAGGGTGGGGAGGGATCCCCGAAGGTGGCCAAGGCTAGA